ATGGGTAAGGTATTCCTCACGAACGCGTTCTCCCTAAATATGATAAATGAGTTTCCTGCAAGGATAATAGTAGATAAACTATATGAGTTAGAGTTTTGCTATGGAATAACAGATTCTATAGAAAATAAAGAATTAGTGAACGCGATAGGACATGATTCAACAATCAATCTAATAAATACACTCTGTGATACTCAACTGCAAAAGAATAGGATTGAGATCAAGATGGAGAAAGGTGATCGGGCATTAGTGATAATGATTGCAGAAAGGCTACCAGAGGGGAAGGTGCTAAGTGAAGAAGAAATAACGAACATGTTCAAAGAACACAAAATCTCATTTTATGAGGTGATTCTGTGAACTGCTGTGATACATTGAAACAAAAAGGGTATAGTTTGAGGGGATACAGTCCAGATACTATAATTCTTCTTGAAGAAGCCTCTCTTCCTGAAGAAGAATGCGAATCTCTATTCGATTATTTGGAGGTGCAATACGGATGAGTGAAGCTGAAGTTCTCAAAGTTCTACAATCAATTAAAGATAAACAACTCGCAGACCTGATACGATCCCATATTATTGAGCCTACTGAGCTGAAACTTCTCTTGATAATGGCAAAGCTAGGGATGACTATAGAATCAGGAAAAATTAACCCAATAATTCCTACTAACGCGAATTATGAGGAAAGAGGACTGATATATCAATGTCTTGGAGCGATAATAATAGATGGAATTATGTATGTTTTACAAATAGTCTATAATCCTAATTTTAACGAAGCAAGAATAGAACTAGTTCAGCAAGATAGCATAGTATTACAATTTATCGAGGTAGGTGAACAAAATGAGAAAAAAGATTAATTTGTATAAATGCTATTGCGGTTACACGACATACGACTATTTACAGCTTCTACAACATTACACAAAGCATATTGAAGAGCAGATTGAGGAGATAAAGAAGGAAATAGAAGAAGATAGGGAAAAAGGTCTAATTCGAAGAAAGAGCGTAAAGGATATTATAAAAGAGGCGTTAGGACTTGCCTAATGACGTTATTCGTTTGGGAGAACGTCTTCAAAAAGAACTTTCAGAAATTGCATTTGCAAATAATATATTACAAGAAGGAGAACCAGATCTCAAATCTACGATAGCGTTTCTAATAGAGAAATATAGACAATCACAGAAAGAAGCAGTAAAGAAGAATGCTATATCACTAAAAGAGATAAAGAACAAATATGAAAATGCTAGATGTGTTCAGTGTAATAAACAAATTCGACTTGGAGAGATCTGCTACTTCGATCCAGAAACTCATAAAGTTCTATGTGCTAGATGCTTCGTAAGAAATAACAGTCAAGAGATCATGACAGAAGACGCAATTAAAGCAGAACTTAAATTAGCTAGGATAAAAGACGAAATAAAAGCGCTAGAAGAACAGAAGAAGAAACTACTTAATGAATTGAAGATTGTTCAGATATACGAAGAACTTAACGAGAAAGCGCAAGTATTTAGCAAAAAGGTAGATGACATGAAAAATGTAATGAATGATTTCGCTAAATTAGTATCACCAACAGAAGAAGATAAGAAGAAAGTCTATCAGAGCATAGATGATGCAATAAAGACAGGCAAAGAGATAGCAGAGTCGTTTAAACTGCTAGCTAAAGCCATGTTGAAGAAGGGGTAACAAATGGAAAGAGTAATACTTTTATACTCTAACATAGACTCTATAATAGAGGGAAATATATGAAAGNAACTGCTAGCTAAAGCCATGTTGAAGAAGGGGTAACAAATGGAAAGAGTAATACTTTTATACTCTAACATAGACTCTATAATAGAGGGAAATATATGAAAGTACACCTCTCGTTCAAAAATGTCAAAAAGATAAATGAAAACGAATTTGAAATAGAATTAGATTGGACTGTAACAGTCTCGTTTAAGATAAAAAGAGAAATTTTAAAGATCATAGAGGGGATAGCTAAGAGAAAAGGAAAAACTACGTCAGACATCATAAGAGAAGCGTTAAACGAAGAAATAAACGAGATAAGGAATCTTGGAACAGGAAGAGTAGTAAGCTTCAGAATTAAAGAGAACAAATTAAGAGAGATAGATGAACTAGCACGACAATATAAAGTAACGAGAACTAACATAATTCATTCAAAGCTAGCTAAATATTTAGAGAAGGAGGGGATAACGATTGGGTAAGAAAGTCTTCATGCCGGCGGAAGTGATAGAAGAGATTTACAGAAGAAAACGAAGTATTGGAAATAAAAGAGATGCTCTGCATTTGGCAATTTCATCTTTGTTAGATGAGGTTGAGAAGGCGAACGAAATAGTAATTGTTTGGAATAAGAAGTTTTGGCTAGGAAAAGTGTATGTAAGAGATAGTAACTTAGAGAGGTTAAGGGTTTTGGCGCAAAAGTATAACTGCAGCTACGGAAGAGTTCTCTTAAGTTATCTAATTCAAAGGAAAAAGAAAGAAGGAATCTTGAATTTCATGAGGTGAAAAAATGGCAAAAGGTAAGAAGATATATAAGACGTTTCCATTAGACGAAGAAACATACTCTCTACTGGAAAAGGCTAGGGAAAAGGCGAAAGATAAATACGCTGTAGAAAGTAAGTTAGGAACTCTGAAGCTAGCGCTGAAAAAATTTTTGGAAGATGAGAAATGAGAATAGACATTGAAGGCGAAAAGCTGGTTTCAGAGATTGAGAGAATTAGACAGCTGACAGGCTTAAGCCAAAAGCAAGTTAGTGAGCTATTACTTAACTACGCTCTCAAAATTCCAGTGTGCAAGTATTTCCAAAATGGAAAATGTGTTATCTTTGGAGAAGAAAAACCGCAATGCCTTTTTTGCAAACTTCGTTAATCACACACTATTTTTTTGAAAAATTCATGTAATTCTTCAAACTCTTTCATGCCCTTCTCTGTAAGAAATAAAACCTTTCCATCCGGTGCTTCTTCTTCCCTTAATATCCCATCATCAATTAATGAATCTATTAAAGGATATAATACACCATCACTAATATCTATATCGAATTTTCTTAGAATTTCGCTTCTTAGATTTTTCTTTTCAAGCCTAGACCCATTTAGTACTAACACTTTTAATATAATATAATAATTGATACGCATGTACTTCCTGATTTTCATACTTTCATTCTTCTCTCTTTTATTTTAAAGTCTACGCTAGATTCTAAAATAGAATCTAAGTGAGAAACATGAACAATAATACTTATATATTTTCTAACTTAGACTCTATAATAGAGGGAAATATATGAAAGCAAAAGAAGCAAGAGAAAAGTATCTTCCCAAACTTTATTCTATACAAAGAAATTTAGNTAGACTCTATAATAGAGGGAAATATATGAAAGCAAAAGAAGCAAGAGAAAAGTATCTTCCCAAACTTTATTCTATACAAAGAAATTTAGGAGAAGCGCTCACAGAGGAACAGCGAAAAGATGCATATTATTCTGTAAGGATAAAGGATATTCTAAATGAGGTAACGGAAGTGATACAAGCCCTGCAGACGTACAATGACGATTTTGATGTTTATGAGAATGAAATCGAAATGAAACTTAGAATGATAAGAGAAGAAATTGCAGATCTTCCTTTAATTCGAAAAACTGAAAAATAATACTCATGATTTTTTTTAAACTCTTTTTCCGAGTCTAATATTGATGAGTCAAGCTTCTGAACAAACGCAAAAGAAAGAAGAAGAACAGCAAAAACAAGAAGAGAAGAAAGAAGAACAAAAGACAGAGAAAAAGAACGAAAAAGTAGAAGAGAAAAAGGAAGGAGAGCAAAAGAAGGAACAGACTGAAAAACAAGAAGAGCCAAAGAAAGAACAGAATAAAGAGGAGAAAGAAAAGAAAGGAGCAGAAAAAGAAGAAAAGAGAGATCAAAAGAAGGAAGAGAAGAAAGAACAGAAGAAGAAAAAAGTGATAAAGAAAGAGCAGAAAAAGAAAGAAGAGGAATTTAATTATGGTCTAATTGGATTAGGTTTAGCTCTGCTCATTGCGTCTTTGATCATGCTAATCTTAGTGATTTGGAAGAGGTGGAAGAAACAATGAGAAAAGAAGCTCTTGAAGGTATTGAAGAGGGAATGGTAGTAGAGATATTTACAGGAAATATAGATTTTGTAGGGACAGTTACGAAAATAACAGATTCGTATATAGAATTGATCATACAACTACCTCTTAATAAAAATCAAGTGAAAGAGGTAATAGCAAGGATAGATCCCGTGAGCGTTGACGCTATCATAATCCATAGTGGCGCAAAGGTGAAGGAGAACGAGTGAACTTTACGATCCTAATCAGGATATAACAAAAATCTGCGCTAGTGAATTCTTCGCTCCTGAACCAGAGAAAATAACGATAAATGGAAAAGAGATCATGATCAAAGGACGCAAAAGGATGGACGTTATCAAGGATTTACTAGATGCAGGTGTTGATGAGGAGTGTATTGTTAAAGGGATAGAGAGTTGGTGGGGAAATAGGCATCCGAGAGAATACCTTAGGGCAATCAAATCAAAGCTTAAGCTCAAAGAAGCAGCGCAAAACGAAGAGAAAGTAGATGAGTCGTTAAAACTAAACGTAGAAGAGGAAAAGAAGGAAGAAGGAGAGACAGAAGGGGAAGCGCCAGAAGGAGAACTTCCGGAACTCACAGAGACAGGGCAAAAGCCTATAGAGATCAACGAGGAAGTTGTAGCCCTAGCCTACGGGGCGCTTTTAGAACTAGTTGTCAGGATATTAAGCGCAAAGTACAAGAAGGATGTGGAGTTAAATGATATAATTCCAGATGAAAGGATCAAACAACACGGAAAGTACTATTACCAGCTCTTAGACGCTCTTGGTCTCCTAAACGAAAGATACGTTCAGTTGTTCGTTCTCGGAATCGGAAGTGCCGGCGCAGCAGCTAGCGATATAGTTGCCATAGTCACATATTTCAAGGCTCAAGATGAGGAAGAAGAAAAGAAAGATCAGAAAAAACAATGGAAGGGAGAAGGGAATACGAGCGATTTGAGCGAAAAGGATAAGGTAAAGTCACAACTAACGGTAATGGAGGAGATGAATATATGAAAGTTCCTAGCAGTATGATAACAAATTTGATAGCACAGATTGCGGAAAACGGGTTAGACCCGAAAGCTAAAGAATATCTGAAAGAATTAAAGGAAGGTAAAATACAGCCACGTTATGAGGAATGCCAAGTGACAAAAATTTTCTTAGACGGTATAACGAAAGCTACTAATAAATTCAAAGAAGCAGCCCCTTTAAGTGGGTCTCTTCAATTCTTCTATGTACTTGTGCTAGCATGCGAAACAAATGAAGAATTTCGCAAAGAACTTGCAGAAATGTATAACAAATTAGAAGATTTTTTCTTGAGTGGTCTGGATGAATCCGGATGATATCATAGTCATAATAGGAAGAAAGAGAAGCGGTAAGAGCTACCTAATTAAGCATTACTTTATTCCCGTTCTCAAAGCTCACAAAATTAGCTACATTATTGACGATCATAATTTATTACGGTCAGGCTCAGAATATTCAAAATTCGGCTATAACGCTGTAACATGGTCAGATATAGTAAGTAAGCAATACGTAGTGATATACGACAGGAACAAAGATGATGAATTCTTTTGCAAACTATGGAGTGCAGCAAAACAGCATAGTAAGAAGTGGGGAACTACAATGTTAATAGTAGATGAAGCATACTATCATTTTAAGTACAGGCAGAAAGTTACGCCGTGTATAGACGAAGCATTACACGCTAACAGACATGCTGGTATTGGGCTATTATTATCAACACAAAGAGTTTATGACTTAACCCCAATCACGTACAAACAAGCAGATCTCATTATAATGTTTTACACTCGTGAGCCTAACGAATTGAAATGGATCTCAAAGTACATTAGCGCGGAAGCAGCTGAGAAAGTGAAAACTCTTAAGCAGTACTACTTTTTGATTTATGACGTAAACAGTCAAACGATAAAAATACATAAACCTATTTAATACTGATATTTTCTTATCTTAGTTTTGAAGAGCGTTTGTGTGAGGAAAAGATTTTTAAAGTTAGAGAGAGAATACTCCATGACCGTATGCCCTCTCCTTTTTTTTGACTTGTGATTGAACCGCTTAGGCTGAGTTTTCTGAAATTTCTGACACTGAAAACTTTATTTTCATAGCAGAATTCACGACTTTTTAGCTACTTTGATGAAAATTCAGCAATTTCAGAAAATTTGTTTTCTTCATATGGATAAGGTTTATAGCGAAAATCTGAGTTAGAGTTTGTTGAGGAGAAATGAAAGAAGACGCTATGCATTATGTAATTCTATTCGTAGTTGTAGCTGTCGGTGTATGGGCAGGACTAACTATATATAAATTCATAAGGTTGTAAGGTGGTGAAAAAATGGGAGAAATCTATACAGAAACATTACAACAGACTTATGCGTGGACTGCAGGGACAAACATTCCTATCAAAATTCCTAGAAATAACTTCATTAGAAAAATTCGCGTTCAGTTAATAGGCACAATAAGTAACGGCGGTTCTAGCGCTGTAACTCTTCCATCAGCGCCTTTTCCATATAATTTAGTGCAGACGTTTAACTTGAGCTATGAAGGCTCAAAGACTCTTTATTCAGTGAGTGGACAAGGGTTAGGTATTTTAATGTACTATACCACAAAGGGACAGAATCCAGCCTATCCCGCGCCCGGAACTAGCGTAGCAGCAGGAGGAAGTGTACCGCTTAACGTAATGTGGGAGTTTGATCTCGCTCGCTTCCCCGCTACAATGGTTCAAAATATTATTCTCTCAATCTTAACGGGACAAGCGCCTAGCGGTGTCACTGTTAACGCTAACTTCGTAATAACAATCACATATGAGAGAGTAACAGCGCAGGAAATAGCAGCTGAGGGCGGTCTAGGCGCAGACGGTGAGATGCCTTTAGCTACCGTGCTTCCGAAGGTAATAGAGTTTCCTACGTTTAACGTTCCCGCGTCGAGCGCTCCAATACATGTAGCATTCTTGCAGCCTGGACAGATTTACAAGAAACAATTAATTTATGTGATAAACAGCAGTTCGGGCATCAATAACACGGATCCAACAGAGTATGAGTTGAAGATCGTACGTGGAGTTCCTACGGACAAACTAAAAGTCTCATGGCCAGCGCTTCAAGCAGAAAACCAGACTGAGTATCAAGTAGCACCATATTCTTCCGCTGTTGCAATTATAGACTTCAAGAAATATTTCAATGGCGATTTAGACTTAACACATGCTCCGTCAGATAGCATAGAATACGATCTAGCTTTACAGAATCAAGACAATGTCTACTCACTCTTTGTAAGCTACGTGCTTCCATACTACGATCAACTCGCAGCGTTACCAGCTCAAGTGGCAGCATTAATTCAACAGTACATAGCCAGACAAAGAAGAAAAATAAAGAGATAAGATGATCTAGAATGTCTTTTTTTGGAGGATTATTTAACGATGTAGAGAACGCAGTAACTAATTTTACTAAACAAGTTACAAAAACAGTTTCTAATGTAGGCAACGATTTAGCTAAAACATTCAATCCGAACAACATCATACACACAGTTGAGCACGATGTGGAACATGTTATAAACCCAATTGAACACGCGGCTGGACATGCAGGGCAAATAATCCACAACGATTTAGCTAAAACATTCAATCCGAACAACATCATACACACAGTTGAGCACGATATTGTTCCACCTTTTATTTCTCCACCTAAAATTATAAACCCAATTGAATACGCAATTCACAACGACTTAGCAAAAATTCCGGGCGAAATTTTAAGTGATGTTCAGCATGCACTTGCGGAGGGATATCGCGCTACGCGTGTTGGATTAACAGATCTATTTACAGATGCCGCTGCTGCAGGTAGAGAGGTTGGAGAGTTAATAAGGTATCACCACTTCATTCCCTTTTCTCAGGCAATACGAGATGTGGAGAATCAGAGCGTAGCAAATACGCCGCTTTTCGCCCCGTTGGCAAAATTCGGCATAAAAACAGGATCTCAACTATTTAATGCTGGATCACAATTAGCTGCAAATATAATTCCCATTACGGGGACTTTTGGGCATTTGGCAGCGCATCCGAACGAGGGGTTAGGCGCAAAAATTAGTGATATAGCATTTGGAATAGCTGATTTATTACCCGGTGTAGACATAGCCGCCGACTTTTTACGCCCCGCAGATGTGGGAGCCGAAGCCGCGCTAGCGGGACTGAGGGCTGCAGATGTAGGAGGAGAAACAGCTACAGATCTGTTAAACCCTCTCGCTAAAGATTTAGGGAGTGAAGCTACAGATTTGACTAATCCGGCAGAGAGAGATATTTTAGATGAATTAGACTTAGAGAAGAATGCGGAAAAAGATTTAGGAGAAGAAACACAAGCAGAAAGGGATTTAACAGAAGAAGGGAATGCGGAAAAAGATTTAGGAGAAGAAACACAAGCAGAAAGGGATTTAACAGAAGAAGGGAATGCGGAAAAAGATTTAGGAGAAGAAGATCTGACAGAGAACGATTTAGAGAAAGGAAGCAGGCTCAGGAATACCTTACTTAAAATAAGTAAGTATGGGACATTGGGAGCAATAGGTGTAGGCATAGGTGTTCCGTTAGGACTTTCATTATTCAGAGGCGGAAAAGGAGGATCGCAAACTACGCAAAACTATCCTATACCTTCTTCTCCTAGCTCTCCCTACAATTTCCCAAATCCAAGCTCTCCAAGCAGCCCTAGCATAAGACTACCCAAGATAACAATACCCAATCCAAGCTCTCCCTCCAGCACCGGCGTAACCACCGGCGTAACAGGACTGTATAATCCTTTCGTGAACGGAGAGCAGGCACAAGAAGCCGGGACAGCATTACAAAACACTCAAGGTACTGCAGCTTCTCCAAGCCCCTACAATCCATCCTCTCCAAGCTCTCCAGCGGGCGTAGTGCCATCAAGCCCAAGCTCACCAAGTAGTCCATCTTCTGGAAGCTCTGAAGGATTTCTGTCAAGCTTATTTCATAATAAATTCTTTTTAATCGGAATAATTGTAATAATATTAATAATTATAGGAATAATAATAATGAGGTGATAAAATGGGTTTAGGCTCAGAATTTGGAGACGTACTAGACAGTTTAAGAAAAGAAATAGCAGACAGTTTAGGAGAACTAGAAGCGATAGGAAGAGGCGGAGGAGATGTAGCAGCAGCTAGAGCAGGAGAAGAAGCAGCAGAAGATATAGCACCCGAAGAAAGAGCGGCTAGACAGTTGACTTTAGAAGATTTTCTGAGAAGAATTAGAGGAAAGAGAGCTTTAGCAGAAGAATTAGCAGCATATAGAGGGACAACAATTGAAGATGAGCTAAGAGCGCTAAGAGAAGCAGAGTTAGCAGATGAAGAAAGACTTCTCCGAGAAAGGGTTGGAAGATATAGTGGACTGAAGAAGGCATTACTGGCAGGGCTAGGAATCGGAGGAGCAGGACTAGCAGGACTGGCTCTATACAGTTACCTCAACAACAGAAATCAAAGTTCTCCCTACAATCCCTCCAGCCCCTACAATCTGCCATACAATCTTCCTCCAACCAACTTACCCTCCAGTCCCTATAATCTTCCCCCCTCTCCCGGAATCCCATCATCTCCAAGCGCTCCCGGCGGAATAGTACCCTCTAGTCCAAGCTCTCCAGCGGGCGTAGTACCATCTTCTCCAAGCAGTCCAAGCAGCCCAAGCGGAAGTTTAGAGGCTGACCTAAACAAAAAGGTATTTGGCGTACCAGTGTGGGTTTGGATAGTTATAGCGCTAGTGATCATAGCTTTAGTGTTATACTACTACTATCACAAGAAGCATAAGCACGGGTGAGATAGATGGCATTAGGAGATGTATTAGGAGACACTGCTGATGCATTGAGAGGTTATTTAGCAGATTTATATGGAGGATTAAGAAGAGTAGCGGGAGATATAGGACACGGATTAGGAAGAGTATATTCTACGACACCGGGAAAACTTGCATTGCTAGGAGTAGGCGCAGGAGTTGGCGCAGCAGCGTTAGGTGCAGGTATAGGATTAGGCTTGCATGGCTATGAAGTAGGAGAATATGGAGGGAACCCGCTCAACCCATTCGAATATTATTCATACGTACCATACTCTCCCTACGCTCCGCCACCAGAGCGCGAACCTCCTCAAAAATTCATAGAAACTACGACTCTTGGCGCTTTCTTCAACCCTCTGGTAATCACGATTATCGTAATCTTGATCATTGTCATAGTGTTTCTGATCGCTACTAGAAAATGAAATGAGGTGATAAAATGGACATTGAAGAAATACNTTTCTTCAACCCTCTGGTAATCACGATTATCGTAATCTTGATCATTGTCATAGTGTTTCTGATCGCTACTAGAAAATGAAATGAGGTGATAAAATGGACATTGAAGAAATACAATACGAATTAGGACAGGAGGCTCAGATACCGCCCGTTCAAACTAGAACAATAATAGTTCCACAGAATCCCAAACTCTTTGGCATCTCAGTTTGGTTATGGATCATTATACTATTGATACTGATCTTCATAGTACTTCTGATTAAGTGAGGGAGGCATATGGCAAAGAAGTGGATTCAGAAGGCAATAAAGCACCCCGGTGCACTAAAGAGTTGGTTAAAAACAGAGCATCCTGAATTATTGAAAGAAAATGGAGAAATAGCGTGGACAAAATTACGCAAATTTTATGAAAAGCATAAGGACGAACTAACAGAACATAGAAAGCATTAAATCCAATTGGCTCTCACGTTACATAGAATGGCGATGAGGAGGAAGAAGAAATGAATAAATTCTGGGAAACAGTATTAGCAATATTAATAGCTAGCACGATAGCTGCACTAATCGATTTGTTTATATTAGAAAGAGTAAGGAGGCGGTTATATTGCAATTCTTAGACCCTGACTTAAACACTGTCCTTATCACAGTCATAACTGGGATTATTCTCTACGAATATCACATAATAAGGAGATATGAAGAGAAATTGAATAAACTGGAGGAGAGAACGAGATGGATGGAATATATAATAAAAGAGAAAGAATTAAAGAAATAATAAGAACTACATTGAACGTTCTTTTTTTCCCATTTGCTGTAGGGGATATGCTATTTGACTTCCTCAAATTCGCCGAAGATAAAATTAGACGTAAGAGTAAGAGATAATACAATTATTTTTTATATTTCTTCTCCTTCTCTTTATTGCAAATTAATAATAGCAGAAGATAACGACACTATTTATATTTTCGATTCTGAGATGAACACTTTGAACGAGTTGAATGTAAAAGATTTAGAAAAACTTACTCTTTCTGATTTCGCTTTTAACAATTGCTTGTATTCTCTTTACAAAGAATTTCTTAAACTCTTAGTTAGAGTCTAATATAGAAATATTTTTAAACTCTGTCTTAGAGTATATTTTTGAGGGAAAAAATATGCCCGGGAATAGTTTAGACTTGAGGGAAATTCCAAAATGGCAAAAGGAGCTGGTCGAGAATACTTTAAAATTGAATGAGGCAAACAAGACAGGAAAGAGAGGAAGACCATCATTTTTTAAGTTTGAAGAAGGTTACATGACTCTTTATATGATGAAATACGTATGGGGAATGTCGATATCGAAGATTCACGAATACATTAATGAGAATGCTAGGGAATTAGGATACAGTAAGGAGGGGGAAGAATACGTATCAAGAGACAGCATAGAGAGAAGATTTGAAGAGCTTGAGAAGAACATAGATTCGATAAGGGAGAAGTGGGAGGGGCTATTAAAACAACACCAAGAAGATGAGACAAGAGCTAGATTAGTTATTAACAGGAGCGTATGGAACGAATTGTATGAATATATGAAAGCAGTGAAGGAAGGTAAAGAAAAGTTTGATACTGAGAAGGTTGAGAGGCTAATCGAAAGGATTAGCGAGTTTAATGGAATTAAAAGGATTTTCAGAAGGTGGATCAGAACAGTGATAGGAGCAGCAGGGAAAGGTGAAAGCTTAAGTACAGGTCAGTTGCAGTCGAGGATGAAGAATTGGGAAACAATCTACGAGTTTATGCTAAAGCAAAGGAAGAAAGCAAACCCAGAGCAATGGAGCAAAGAAGACTTTGATGCGCTTATTCTTTACGTGAAGACAGTCTTGCAATACGACGAAAGCACTTATAGACATTTCGCTACTCATATCAAAGATTTTCCGATCAATCAGGACTTAATACAGGAACTTAAAGGTTTTCATGCAGGAAAGAAGCATCCGGGTAGGAAGAAAGTCAATTTACATTATCTCTATCCAGAAGAGTACGTTAGGATTGATGAGTTTTGCAGTAAATTCGAAGGAGAAAAAAGAGAGAAATGCGAGAGGTTTAAGCTCACATTGCAATTGCATTTGACGACAATGGCTAGGGAAGGGCATAAAAAAGACATTGAGCGATACGGAATAGACAGCAGTTTATTCGGTCTGAAATGGCAAAATGTAGACGTGACGAAAAGAACGATTGATGTATATGAGTCAAAGACTCAGAAAGTTTGGTACGGGATAAACTTAGATTTACTATTTCCAGATCTATTAGAGAATTTACTAGCACTGAGAAAAGACGGTGACGTTTACATAGTTAAGGATACTTTGGGCTTTACGTACGAGAGTTACAAATCATGGTTAAAACAATTTAGTAAATTCTTAGGGAAAGTGGATGAAAGAGGGAGAGGAACTCTAACACCGCATGATATCAGGAGATCTGCTGCTTATTGGAGGCTCAACTACTTGGGTCTTCCGCTCGAGTCTATTTCTGGTTTCGCCGGCGGTGAAAGATATTATAGCCCCTTCGGTGTAGCATGGGAAGACCCAAATACACTTATCTCCTACTACGCGTCACTCGAAATGAGGCTACAAAAGCTCTTAGTTCAATTCAAGTCTTTAGCCCAAGAGCTAGTTAAAGACCCCGAGAAAGTTAAAGAGAAAGCGCTGAACGCTCTAAGTTAGAGTTTTTCTCTTCAAAAATTTTTATACTTCTATTTTCTATTTATACGCATGACAGATTGGTTAGCTATATTCGCAATGGCGCTTTTTCCTATCGCCTATCTAATTATATCTTCTAAAGATAAGAAGAAGAGGAGGAGAAGGTAATATCTATTATAGAAATCTTTTTTAGACTCTAAGACAAAGTATTTTTTTGATGTTAGCAGAAATAGCGCTAGAGGGATTTTTAGCAGCTATAGGCGCAATCTCAGGAGTTTTTATTATTGCTGAGGCAGCACATCTCTATAACGAGAAGATCAGGAACCAAGCATTCCAAAATGCTATAGACTCAATGTCAAAATCAACAATTGTAGCCACAGAAAGCATAAAGGACACAACTGTGACCGGGATAAACGCATTGGTGAACATGGACACTCTCAGAGACGTAAACGATTTGGCAAAATCGAAATCTCAAAATCAGCCCGCTCAAAAGTAATACTTTTTTTATTCATTACTAAGTAATATCTTCTTTTTTGGTATTTCTCTTTTATATACTCTTTCTTAGAGTCTAAAAATGAGGAACATGAAAATAAAAATACTTAAAACAGATTCAGGATACGAGATAGAAGTGTCAGATGACGAACTTTTAAGTTTGTTTAATAAATTCTTAGAAGAAATTAATAAGATGAATGAAAAAGAGACAAAAGAACTAATAGAAGAAAGTCAGGCTAAAGTGCAAGATATTTTAGGACAAATTCTAGGTGGGAAAGAATGACGCTGAGAGTTATAACATTTAAGGCAGAAGATTATTTGTTAGAACTACTAGACAGATATGCTATAAATCATGGGTTAAATAGAAGCGAAGCTATAAGAAAAGCGATAGAAAATCTAGTTAAAGACGAGGTAAATAAAGAAACTGTATCAGTAGCTAAAGTAGAAAAGATAATGAGACTGTGAGCTAAAATGAGAACGATTTTTTTTATTCCGAGTATGGGGAACGTAAGGCTCCCCATTCTTAACTTCTTAATAAAAAACGATATAGAATACATAATTTTAAGTCGGAGGAATCATGTAGCTGTTCAGAGAGAGATAGCGTTAGACATGTTTTTGCAGATGAAAGATTACGACACGTTAGCGTTTCTGGACGAAGATGTAGTACCGATAGAGATAGATTTTCAAAAAGTAGAGGCTAAATTTAATGAGGGTTATGATACTGTTTGTGGATACTATTTTCTTAAAACGTTAAAGGGCTATTCAGTTTATGTCAAAGATTGGGAAACAAGAATAGAAGATAAAGAGGTTAATGGGTGTGGTCTAGGTTTCACATTTATAAAGAGAGAATTTCTTGAGAAGATAAAGAGACCAGCATTTTTGGCATTTAAGCCCGTAGAATCCCCGCATTGGATAGGCGAAGACGTTTATTTCTTCAGCACACATAAGCCGAAGACTTACGCTATTTCTTCACTTAAAGCTTATCATTTTATTGACGAACGTCTAGCACTTTCTCCAGATAGAAAATTAATTTTGCAAAACGATCATGTGATAAGAATAAAGTAATACCCATCATAATTTTTTTACTCTAACTTCGAGTCTATTTCTGATGGGAGAAGTTTTTAAAGAGGTAAAAGAGAAGTTTGAGAGATACAAGTTTGACGTAGTTTATGTCGATAAAGAATATCCAGTTTCTTCTACTAATCCACAGGCTTTTTTTGGATTAGGAGAAAGAAATGCGTTTTCAGGTTTATTAATAAACGAAGGTCAAGCTACGTTAGATGTAATTTTGCTAAAACATTCTCATCAAGGCGTAGTACCAATACCAGGTGAAGGAACTGGAATAAAACTAAGCGCGGGGCAGATTTTGAAGTTCTATAACGTACCACTTGCTGAGATAATAACAAACTATGACTCTTCTAACGTATCAGGAGTAAGTAGCAATGTAAAGCTAAAAGGTACAATACATCCGCTCTTTGAAACACCGTCACAGATATCAATAGAAAACTTTCAGCCTAATGAAAACTATCTGATTTACAGTGGATTCGGGACATCACTACCACAGTCTTATGTAGTACCAGCGAATGGCTATTTAGTTGTCGATATAACAAATACAACAACAGGAAATATAGGTCAGATAACACTAAGTTTTGGTACAATAACAATGACTTTTAACCTACAGACAGGAGAGAATAAAATTCCAGTGATCGCGGGAACGCAAATAACTAGTTTATCTTTAACAAGTCCTTCAGCGATTCTAATTTATGAAGAGGTGATAGAATGA